GAACAATTTCCAAATAAATATTTGATTAAACTCTCAAATGAAATAATGTTAGATGATAAAATAAATAAATTGATATATTATAACAACGAAAAAGAAAGAGACATATATAAGCTTGAGGATTTAGAAAATCCAATTAAAAAACTTAAAGAGAAAAAAGTATTTATAAATAAAAAGGCTCCGGAAGTAATGAAGGAATCAGATGTTTCTTTATTTGTTAATATATATAGAGACTTTCCTTATACGGGAGTATATAGACAAAGCAATAAAATACAGCAATTTAAGTTTGAAGTTGGCGTATTATGTCATAAAGATTGTAGATTTACATTAAATGGTTTGAGAGATATTTTAATATATAAGGGAATAGAACAAATGCTTAGAGAAAATAAAAATTTAAAAGCTATTGGATTCCCAACATTAGAGCAAACTTACCCAATGTATAATATTCCGAGTGATTATATAGGATATATGTCCGTATATAGACTTGAATATTTTGAAGGTATGTAATGTATTTTACTAAAGAATATGTTACAGGCATCCCTTTAGACTTAAAAAAATATACATTGGGAATCATAAAACAACCAATCGTAGATTATTTTATGTATGATTATGATTTCATAGATTTTATAAAACCATATTATATGGGGTTGTCCTTATCGTATGATGAAGTATGTGAAGAAAGTAAACTTTTCTTCACTATTTTTTTGGAAATGATGAATAAATCAAAGAAGATATTAAATGACTTTTATAGAGGATTAACTTTATTATACGATACATCTCTTGAGGATATGGGATTTTTTCAAGACGAAGAAAAAAGGTATATTCTTAGAATAGACGAAAAAGGTAGTAGAAAAGAAAATAAAGACGGAATAGGAAATCCGATAGCATTTATTACTGATGAAAATTTTGTTATTCTTTGTAAAATAATTTTAGAAATGAGTCATTTTGAAGAACCCCAAAAGCCAACAGAGCTAAAGGGAGACCCTGAACTTGTTAAAAGATTTAAGCAAAAACAAAGAGAATATTATCAAAAAAGGAAAGTTGATAATAGTATTCTTTTTGAAAATGTTGTCAGAGAAGTTATGTATTTTAGGAATATTAATTCTTATGAAGAAATGAGAAATAAAACTATATGGTGGCTAAGAGATTGTTATTCTGTCGAGGCTTTAAGAAGCTCTGAACAGAAACAATGGCAAATGGCAAGTGGTGGAAAATATAGCCCTAAAAAAATAAAATCTTGGCAAAAAATAACTAAATTAAAAAAATAGAAAGGATGAATGATTATGGGATATGCGATAAAAAGTGCTTGTGACTTAACTTTAACAAATTTGGCTAATGCTGAAGACACTACTACTATAGATTTCCTTAATAGTTTTAATATAACTACTGAATCAGAAAACTTTGAAGCTTATAAAAGAGGGGACTTATGTATAACTATAGCAGGTCAAAGAAAAGGAACATTACAAATGGATGCCCAAGTTATAGACGACTTCTTCTTAGCTCAAATGCTTGGTGGAGAAATAACTGGGACTAAAATACAAGTTAAAGGTACTATACCAAGTAAATATTATAAAATGGAAGGTACATTTGAAGTTGTTAATGAAGATGGTAGTACAGAAATTAAATCAATAAAATTCAGTAAGGCAAAAGCACAGCCTAATGCTGACTTAACAATTTCAGCACAAGAAATATCAGACTTTAGTTTAACTTGGGACATATTAGTTGATGACCAAGACTTAATATTAGAAATAGACAAAAAAGTTGGGCAATAATTTATAGCGTCAGCAGATTAAGTTCTGTTGACGCATTTTTTTTTACCTATTTTTAGAAGGGAGAATAAACAAAATGAAAGTAAGCGATTTTAAATTAGAAAAAGTGAGAAAAGAGTTTGTAGTAGAAATTAACGGGGAATTAGAAAAAGTAACGGTTTATAATATATTAAATGAGGAAAGAGAAGAAATAAGATTACAATTAGAGGATATTATAGAAGGGAAAACTGAACATACTTTAGATGCAGAAGACATAGAAGATATATACAATATATTATTCCCTGTATGTACGAATATAGAAGTTGATGAAAATATTATAGGGGCGTTAAATAATCCTAATAAAGATATGATTTTAGTATTAAACGAAGTAAGAGAAATATTAGATGAAATATACCTAGAAGTATTATTGAACCAGTCTCAGCAATTAACCGAATTAGAAAAAGGATTAATATTGAAAAGAAATTTATTAAAGGGAGAAAAAATAGAACTTTTAACTAAAGATTGTGAAAAGTTAAAGAAAGAAATAGAGGAAATTAAAAAAGAAGGCGAACAAGATGGTATTTGATAATTTAGATCAGGTTGTCGCCCATATAGAAAGAATAGTTGCCGATGAGTTAGATAGCGTAGGAGAAAAAATGGAAGAAATCATGAACGAAGTCCTTATGCAAGAAACTGGATATGACAAGAGAATCCCAAATATGTACGAAAGAAGTGGAGATTTTAAAAATATAGTTACTTCTGAACAAGTTAGCCATATGGAAATAGATGGGGTATTCCAAGATAATGGTGGATGGGTAGATAAGCATGGGGCACATTATTTCCCATTGAACCGTTGGGAAGAAGGAACAGTTTGGGCTCCGGGTTATAGAGATGATAATCCTGTTTATTATCCGGCAACCAACGTAGTTGATAATTCAAAAACAGCTATAGACGTTATGATTCCTACGGAGTTAAAAGAAAGACTTTTAGCTAGGGGTCTTAGAGTAGTATAAAAAAATTAAATTACCACTTCGTATAGGTGGTAATTCTTATGCGTATTAAAGGTGGTGAATTTAATTGGCTGATGATATAAGAATTAGAGTCTATCCAACCGTTGATAAAGGACAGTCAGCATCAGAGTTATCAAAAGTTATAGCAGATTTAGAAAAAAATGCTAAGAAAATAAAGGTTGGAATAGATGACAAAGAATTACTTGCACAAATTGAAAAACTTAAAGAGCAAATAAATAGCTTGACTAAGGGTTCAAATACAAAAGGCAATTCTAAAATGTTTCAAGGCGAAGCAAAAAGTGCAAAAGAATTAGTCGCAGAATATAAAAAGTTAATATCTGAAAAAGATAAACTTGAAAAGAAAATGTCTAAACAAACATATCAAGGACAGGCTTATAAAGCTCTATCTAAAGATTTAACAAAAGTTAATAAAGACATTGAATCAGTTGGTAGTAAAATTGATGCTTTAAATAAAAAGAATATTAAATCAGATATTACATCTAGTTTGAATTCTTCATTTGAATCAACAATTAAAAAGGTAACTGAATTAGGAACTTCTATCGAAAATGCTTTAGGAAAACGTAAACTTGCAGGCAATCAGGTAGCGGATATTAAGACTTTACAAAATCAAGTTGAAAAGTTTAAACAAGAAGCGAATCTTGAGAATATACTGAAAGCAGATAAGCCATATGCCGAAATGTCTAAGTTAATCACTAAGGCAGATGAACTTTCTAGGTCTTTTAAGAAACTAGAGTTATCAGATAATCTAGCTAGAAGTATAAGAAAAGCAGAAGCCGATACAAGTATTCTTCAAAATAAAATTAAATCTCTATATACAAAAGGGTATGGAGATAACAATGCTATTGATAAATTATTTACTAGAGCAAAAGAATTAAGCAATATTAATATAAGAGTCAATGGCAAGACAGCAGAAGCAGATTTAATTAATCTTAATAATAAAATAAAAGATTTAGATACTGATTACAATAAATTGGTAGCAGATATGCAAAGAAATAAAAAAATGGATGTTTTCAAAATAAATGTATCTGCATCAATGAAACAATTAGAAGAATTAAGAACTAAATTTACAAGCTTAGGTAAAGACACATCTCAAATAGATTCTTTAAAAGCTAAATTAGAAGGATTAAATAAATTAACTTTTGCACAGGCACAAGAAGAATTTTCTAAAATAAAAACTCGAATAAGTGAAGTATCAGGAGAAATACCAAAGGCTACTTCTGCTATGAATCAATTTAATAAGTTGATGAATGAAAGAGCTTCTTTAGAAAAACAAATGTCTAAGACTACAAATAATCAATCTTATGCAGTTTTAAATAAGCAGTTAGATGAAAATTTAGTTAAGATTAGGAACGTATCTAAAGAGTTAGATGTATTAAAGAATAAGAATTTTGAACCAAATATAACTAAAAGTTTGGCAGCAACATTTAATCAATTACAAGATTCTGCAACTAAAACATCTCAAACTATAGACAATATGTTCAAAAATAAGAATCTAACAGAAGGGCAAATCTCTCAATTAGAAGCTTTAAGAAAAGAAATGGATAGGATTAAGGGTACGAAATTAGATAATATTCTAAACGTATCTAATTCTCATGAGATAATATCTACACTTTTATCTGACTTACAAAATGTAAAGAATCTAGCGAAAAGTATAGAGATAAATGGTAACTTTAATTTAAGACTTGAGACTGCATATAAAAAAGTAGCAGATATTGGGTCAAAGATTGCCGATTTAAAGAATAAAGGATTTACTGGTAGTCCTCAAATGGTCGCAGATATTGATAAGGTAGTAGCATCTTATGAAAAATTAAAAAATGTAAAAATAAATATTAGTTCTGATACTGCGGTTTCAGAGTTAATGGAACTTAATCGTTCAATAGAAAAGACAGAATCAGAAATTCAAAGATTAAATAGTGTTGCTAAAGCAAATAAGCAATCTTTTAAGATTGATGCGGGTATAAGTGAATCTTTAAATAGATTGGAAGAATACAAACGTGTTATACAAACACTAGGAGAGAATACTGCTCCTGTTCTTGCTTTAGAACAAAAATTATTAAATCTACTTGAATTACCTTATGATGAGGCATCTACAAGATTAAGCCAAGTAAATAAAGAAATCAATAAAATGATTCAAAATACAACTGGTATTAAATCTCAAACAGATGCTTTAAATGCCTTTAATAAGGCAATAACACAAAGAGATGCTTTGATTAAGCAACTTGGAAAAACTCCTGTTGGGACAGAAACTTTTAAAGCTTTAGAATCAGAACTAGGTGTTGTTGAAGGTAAAATAAATACTATAGCTAAATTGCTCCCTAATATAAAAATTACTGGAACTTCAACAGAAACAACTAAAGAATTTGCAAAATCTTTTGATAACGTACAAAAATCATTAACTAGTGCAGAAACTAAATTAAATGAATTTGGTAGTAAAACTAATCTTACAAAAGGACAACTGCAAGAATTACAAAGTTTAATGATTCAATTAGGAAATCTTAAATTAACTAAATTTGGAGATATTTTAAGCAGTTCAGTTCCTTATAATGAAATGACTAAATTAATACAAAGTACAAGAGAATTAGAAAATGCTTTATCTAATTTAGGCAAAAATATTAATTTTACAGGAAAACTTGATAGTCAGTTTAATACTGCTATTAGTAAATTTAAGACTTTACAGTCTCAAATGGACTCCTTTAAAGTTACTAAGATGTTCGGAGATACAACTCAATTAGATAGATTAATCCAAAAAGCAGATACATTATCTAAGACTAAAATAGATTTAGATTCAGAAGCAGCAGAAGCAGATATTCAAGATTTAATAAGATTAGCAAACGAATTAGAAAATGAATTTAAGCAAGTTAAAGAAGTTTCTAAAATTAATGAAGGTAATTTTAATTTAGAGACTGCTCTTAAAAATGCAAATGCAACATTAGACCAACTACAAAGAAAATATCAAGCTATGGGTAAAGATGTTACACCTATAACTAATTTAAGAAATCAATTAAATGGGTTAAATGGGGTCTCTTTAAAAGAAGCAGATGCTCAAATTAGAAGTGTTACAAGTGAAGCAAGGCTTTTAGACAAGGCACTTAGACAAACTTCAAATTCTTCTAAACAAATGTCTTCAGCAGTAGCTACTTCTGCAAAGAAAACAAGCTCATTTGTTACTAATTTATACTCTACATTATCTACTTATTCATTAGGTAATATTTTAGGTATGCAAATAACTAAAGGTATTTATGCAATAAAAGAAACCATTGTAGATTTAGATAGTGCTTTTAGAGATATGGAAAAAGTTGCTCCTGCTAGTTTTACAGGAACAAAAGAAGAGTTACAAGAAGTTAAGGAATTAGCGTTCCAAACAGGACAAGATGTTGCTAGAAGTTCTGTTGATATTATTAATTCAACTGCGTCAGCCTTCCAATTAGGTATAGACAATGTTAAACAAGCGATGGAATATGCAAAAGATGTAAATATGTATGCAAATGTCGCAGATGTTAATGAGGAAACAGCTGATAAATATTTAAAAACTATCGCATCAGCTTATGGTGGCGTAACAAAATCATTAGAACCTATGACTAAGAAGGTTAAGGGTGCTAGTGATTCTTATAATATGTTAACTGATTATATGGATCAGGCAAACTATGCGGGTGAATGTAAACTAATCGCCCAGTAATACAAGCGATTGTATTATTTTACTTTTTGAATTGACTGGGAAGCCCTAAGAGCTTTAATACTACAACGTAATTGGAAACGATAAGCGTGAATGTTTGAAAAATTTAAAGATTGGGCAATCAGCAGGTAAGATTCTAAAGTTTATTTTAAAATAATGTTAAATGCAATATATAACGGATATAATGGAAAAGAGGTGATTAAATGAGTAAAAGATTAACACAAGAATATATAGAAGAATATTTTAACAAATATGGTTATGAGGTTTTATGTTTGTATAAATCAAACAAACAAAAATTAAAACTTAAATGTCCCAATGGTCATATAACAGAAGCATTATCTTATGATTCTTTTAGAAGAGGTAATTGCAGATGTCCTGAATGTAAGCCAAGATTTAAATATTCTTTTGAAGATATAATTTTAGAATTTAGAAAAGAAGGATATCAAGTTGTATCTGATAAAGAATCTTATAAAAATTGTGGAACAAAATTAGAAACAATATGCCCAAACGGACATATGCATAAAACATCTTACCATCATTTTAAAGAAGGTAGGAGATGTCCAAAATGTAAAACTATTTTTAAAGGTGAAGAAAAAATTAAAGAATACTTAGATAAAAATAACATAAATTATATAGAGCAACATAGATTTAAAGATTGCAAATATAAAAATACTTTAGCTTTTGATTTTTATTTGCCTGATTATAATTGTTGTATTGAATATGACGGTAGACAACATTATTATATTAGTGAATATTTTGGTGGGCAAAATGGTTTTATAGATACAAAAATAAGAGATACGATTAAAAATATATATTGCGATAAAAATAACATTAGATTGGTTAGAATTCCTTATTGGGAATTTAATAATATAGAAGATATATTAGCCAAAGAAATAAACCAAGAATAAACTCCAACGACTATTCTCGGCAGAGAAGTACACTCAAGCGAGTGGAAGTGGAAAGCTCTTGTTCAAAACAAGATGAAGATATAGTCTCGGCTTCTAGTGAAAGCTAGAGAAGTTCATAAGAGAACTGTATGAGAAGTAGCGAACTCATATGAAGACAACCGAACAACTTTGCAGTCACTTCAGGTGACATAGGTGAAGCATTACAACGTTCTGCATCACAATTAAAAGCAAATGGTAATAGTATGAGTGAAGCCATTGGTATGATTGTTGGTGCTCAGGAAACAGTACAAGATGCTTCTAAATTAGGTAATGCATTAAAAACTATAGCAGTTAACATAGGTGGGGTTACTTATAATGCTAAAGAAGGAGAAGTAACTCTTAATAAAACAGCGAAAGCATTAAAAGAAGTAGCAGGAATAGAAACCGCTGACTTAGCAAAAGGAACTACAAGACCTTTATTTGATGTATTAAATGAATTACATGACAAATGGGATTCACTAAATGACGTTGAACAAAAAACAGTTACAGAAGCAATAGGTAGTAAATATCATGCCAATGTGTTACAAGCTATGCTAGATAACTGGGAAACAGTATTACAATATGTGCAAGAATATAATGATGGATTTACTGTTGATTCAGCTAAACAAGAAAATGCTCGTTATATAGACTCTCTTGAAGGGAAAATAGTAGCATTAAAAGACCAATTTAGAGATTTTATAACAACTGTAATATCAAGTGATATGACTAAAGGGTTAGTTACTGGCTTTGCAGAAGTTATGGAAATGGTAAATAAGGTTACTAAATCATTAGATAGCATGGGTATGGCTCTACCTGCAACAATAGGTACTGTTGCAAGTTTATTTAGAACATTAAAAGCATCTGCTAAAGGAGAACAAGTAACTCTATTTGGTAGTAGTTTTTATAATGACCTAAAGAAAGCACAAACCCAAACAAAAGTGGTAACAAACCAATTAAAAGATTCCTCTGGTACTGTAACAAGTATGATTTCTAAAAATTCAAATAAACTAGCTAGTAATATTCAAACAAGCAATATGAGAATTCAAAAATCATTGGGGAATTCTAATAAACAATTTAAAGTATACAGAAAAGATGCGACAGGAAATTTAAAACAAATAAGTAATACATATAGTAGTGCGACAATAGTTGCAGAACAAACTCAAAAGGGACTTGGTAAAACAGCAGGGTCAATGGTGTTAGCGGGTGCTAAATCTATGGCTGCGTCTGTAGGTATATCATTATTAAATGGGGCTATGATAACATTGGCAGCCACATTAATTGGTAATGTTATAGGAGCTATAGATAACTATATCCATAGAACAGAAGATATGTACCAAAACACTAAAGAGAATATAGATAAAACACAAAAAGAAATCGGAGATTTAAATACCAAAAAAAGTAACCTAAAAAGTATGGCTGATGATTTTGAAGAATTGTCAAGCAAAATGAATCTTACTAGCGAGGAAGCCGAAAAATTATCTCAATATAAACAACAATTAGCAGAGATGTTTCCTGAGCTAGTAACTGGCTATGACGAAAATGGCGACCCTTTATTAGCTTTAAGTGGTAGTGCCGATGAATTAATTGAAAAATTAGATATAGCAATTAAAAAGAAACAAGAATTGCTTAGATTAGAGGAAAAAGATGCTGCCAATGAAGCAAGTAAAATGGTTGGTAAATACAGACAAAACCAAAAAGAGAATGTAGAAGATAGTATAAATAAAAACGCTCTTACAAATCCTTTCTTTGATTATTCTGTATTTAGTAATGGATTAGCTGACTATGAAAAAGGATGTAAAAGATACGAACAGATTGCACAACGTACAGCTGATAAAATCGCTTCAATAAATAGTAGTAATATCGAAAAAAGTTCAAAATATTATTCATTAGAACAAGACCAACAAAAAGATGCTATGAATGAAATGAACAGAAATGCTCGTCAATATAAAAACTATGCTAATCTTGGAGATACTCAAAAAGGTAAATTAATAGAGTTAATGGGCATATATGACTGGTCAAATGAATTAGTTGCAGAGAACATCAATAAAAGAAATGAGTTTTTAGCAGGTTTTGATAAAGTAGCCGATTATGCAGTAGATAACTATGATAAAGTTGAAGAATGGAATAAAACACTTAATGCGGCTAATGATGCTTTCCAAGCAACAGGGAATATAGATGATTATAAAAAATCAATTTCCGGAGTAGCTGAAGAGCTTGAAAAATTAACTGGAATAGATTCTAGTGAATGGATTGAAAGTTTTATCCCTCAATTACAAGGAAATCTACAACAAGATATGATAGAGCTAAACGGATTCTTAAAGGGATTTGGTAAGAATCTTATGGATGTTAATTTAGGAGACGATGCTGCTCTTCAACTTCAAAAACAATTTGATGACTTAAAAGAGGTAACCAATGAACTAGCGGGTAGCGAGATTCCTATTGAAACAAAAATAGACCTAGTTACTAAAATAGGTAAAAACGATGACCCATTTGTTGATTTGCCACCTCAAATAAGAAATCTTATTCAAGGTATGACTGATGGTGGAGATAAAGTAACTACTACGGAATTAGAAGTAATAACAGCAATCTCTACGTCTTTTAAAAACACTGGTGGCATAGCAGATGATAAAAATCTTGAATTGATTAATAAGATGTTGAATGGGGAACTTACAGAGGCAGAATGTCAGGTAGGAATATCTCTTAAAGATGGAAATAAAATAAGCCCTGAGATAACTACAGCTATAAATAATGCTCAAAAAGACAAAGACAATCAAATAAAAGTAGACCTAGATAAAGATTATCTTAAAGAGCAACTTGAAAATATTAAATCTGAAATAAAGAAATATACTAAAGTAAGTGAAAATGAAAAAATATCAGACTTATTTACTAGCGGAACTATTGATACAAGTCAGTTAGAATATGTAAATAAATTACTTGAAAGTATGCCTTTTGGAGACAAGACTGTTGATTTAATTTGTGAATTAGGTGGGGCATTTAATACTGGAGAACTTACAGATTATCAAAGTATCATAGAATATTTATTAAACCATCCTAATATAGCAAATAAAGTTGGAGTTACAGTTGTAGGAGAGCAAACAGTAAATACTGTTAAAAATGAATTAGATAAATTCATGGAAACAGATGAAGAAAAGAAAATAGCAGTTAAAGTAGAGAATGGATTAGCGAAGGGCGATATAGTACAAGTAAGAGAGGCTTTAAACGAATTAGACGAGGAAAAAAGAGTTAAAGTCGTAAGTGATATAGTTGATGCTTTAGACGGATTAGATACTGTAGACGCTAGAGAAATAAAAGAAAAACTTGTAAAATTCTTTATAGAAAAAGATGAAGTAGATGAAAAAACATCAGAAATAGAAGGTAAACCAGCGCAAAAATCAGTAGTATTTAAGAGCGAAAATTTCGCAGAAACATTGGGTCAAACTATTGAACTAGATGAAAAAGGTAATCCTGTTATTAAGCCTTTAAAATTTACTACAGAGGGGTTTAGCACAACTGTTCAACAAACAGATACAGTTAGTAGTAAATCAAAACCTGAAAATAAAGCAGTAACAATCTCTACTAATGGATATACTATTACTGTTCAACAAGAAGATACTGTTAGCAACAAAGCTAAACCTGAAACTAAAAAAGTTACAATGGACGGTAAAAATGGGTTTACAGATACAGTAAACAAAGAAGATACTGTTACAAAAAAAGCTAAAGACGAAACTAAAAAAGTTACATTTATTGGTGCTATGTCAGACGGATTAAAGGGGATATTTGCTAAAATAGATAAGTTTATAGCAGGGGCAAGTATTCCTGTAAGATTTGGTAGTGTTGAAGGATTTAAGAATATTTCTGATACGCCTGTTGAAATAAACGCTCCAACTCCTCCTGTAACGGCTCAATCTGATGTAAGTATGAGTTCTATTGACGGAGCACCTCCAACGCCAACAGAAGGCACTGATGGGGTCTCTGCTACAGCATTTAAAGATTTTGGGGCAGTAGGTTCTAGTAAATCTACTAAAACAAAAATAGATATTACTTCTAAAAATTTACTTTATGCTTTAAAGAACGGCATTAATATGTTCCAAGAATTAGAGAATAGAATTTCTCGTTGTACTAACCAACTAGCTTTATTAGACAAAAAAATGGAACGTGCAACTGGAACAGAAAAAATAAAGAATTTAAAGAAACAAAATGAATTATACGAACAACAAGTTGGTTTACAAAAAGAATACTATGATTCATTAATGGACGAAAAGAAAATATTAAGAGAGCAGCTAAAGAAAAAAGGATTTACTTTTAATAATCAAGGAAATCTAACTAGCTATGAAGAAAAATTAGCTAAGATGCAAAAAGAATATGATAGATTAGAAAAAGCATATGATAAAGCTCAAAAATCAGAAAATGATTATAAAGGTAAAAGTGACAAAAAGAAAAAATCATATAGCAAAGCTACAGAAAAAGCAAAAGATAAATTAGATAAATATAAAGAAAAATTAGACGAAACAAAAGACCTTACAGAAGAATATATTAAAATCCAATATACAGATTTACCTAAAGCCGAACAAGAATGGCAAGATATGAAAAACTCTATTGAAGAAAATAAAGATGCGATTGAAAAACTTCTATTAGAGGACAGACTTTATAAATTTAAAAACGGTGTGACTGAATTGTCTAATGAATTTAAAGTGTTAGGTAATCAATTAGATTTATTAGATGCAAAATTAGAATATGCTACTGGTAAAGAAAAGGTTGATTTATACGGACAAGAAATTAAGCAAATCGAAAAACAAAGAGTCAATCTTCAAAAAACAATAGACCAATATAATGAAATGGTGGATGCTTATAAAGATAGTTTATCTTCATATGGATTTAAATTTGATGAGAATAATAATGTGACAAACCAAAAAGAAATCTTAGACAAGTATCAAAATACAGATGATTTAGAAAAAGTGACAGATTTACTTGAAGAATATATAAAACTTCAAACAGATGAATTACCTGATGCCATCGTTCAATGGGAAGAATTAGGAAATAAAATCAAAGATATTCAAAAAGAAAAATTAGATATAGCAAAGGATATGGAAGAAGAGATAACAAAAGTATATGAAGACGAAATAGACAAAAGAAAAGATGCAATAGAAAAAGAAAAAGATGCGAGAGTTAAGGCTTTAGAAGACCAGAAGAAAGCTTATCAAGATTATAGAAGTGAAGTTGATTATAAAGATGATTATAATGAACAATTAGATAAAGTTAATAAATTAAAAAATAAGATTTCTATACTTGAAAGAGATACTTCTTTGGCTTCGAGAAGTAAGTTGCAAGAAGCTTATGATGAATTAGCAGAAGAAGAAAAGGCGTTAAAAGACATCCAACAAGACAGATTAGATGAAAAAATCGAAGATATGTATGATAAGGAAATAGATAAAGCAGAAAAAGAATCAGAAGATAAAATAAAGGCACTTGAGAATTTATGGACACCTGAAAAAATAGCAGAAATGGTTACAAAGAATTTGTCTACTAATACTTTTACAGATTTAGATGGGAATGTTAAAAATCTACAAGATACACTTATAGAATTTGCAGAAACTTCAGGAGACGCATTAGGTATAATGGGAGATTCTATTAAAAATGATTTAATTAATAACTTACAAATTGCAACAGATGTATTAAAACAATATACGGATATATATAATTCTTTAGGCTTAAAACAATATGGAACAAATTATAAAGATATGTACGAGGGTAGCAAGTCTAATAACACGAATCTTCAATTAGGAGGCATACATATTAATATTCAAGGAAACCCAGATGAGGTTACAATTGATAAATTAACAAAAGCAATAGAAGAAGAATTTAAATATATTTCAAATAAATTATAGGAGCTTTAATTAGCTCCTATTTTTTTTTATTATAAGGAGTGATATAATGTTTATTTCAGATAAATTTATGTTTAACGGAGTGTCATGTGATGAATATAACGTTAGATTGGTATATTTTGAAAATAATATAGTTAATGATATGAAAATACCCTTTTCTGTATCTGTTAATTCAGATAGTAAAGATGGTATTTATCCGGTATATAAAGAAGAAACAAATATTCCTGATCAAATTATTTTAAATTTAGCTTATGTAGATGAAACGGGTAATTTAGCAACTTTTTCAAGTGAGATATTTAAAAGAATAAAAACGTGGTTAATTACAGATTCTTTTGCCCCTTTTATAACAGAAGATTATCCCGATTATGTTCTTTATCTAAAATGTGTAAAAATACAAGATAAATTAACTTTTGGAAATCAAGGGTTTTTAGAGGTTACGTTCCAACCA